TATAGGAGAATATTATTATGGATTCACGTTTAAAAAAATCATTATCAGCAGGTGGACGCGAAAATCGCGCGAGTCATGACCCCGTTCGTGAGGCACCCGAGGATACGTTCGTATCATCCGAAGAACGTCGCAAGATGTGGAAAGATGAGTGGACACAAAGCGCATTGCCAAACGTCCCTGAACTAAAAGGATGGCATGTTTGTTGGTTGTCGACTACTAACAGTTACGACAGTATCGATAAGCGTATCAGATTAGGATACACCCCTGTAAAAACAGAGGAGATTCCTGGTTTTGAAAATTATCGAGTAAAGGCCGGCGAATATGATGGTTGCATCGCGTGTAATGAGATGATCTTGTTTAAGATACCTGAAACAACGTATCAAGACATTATGGCTCATTTCCACCATGATATGCCACTTGAAGAAGCAACAAAAATAAAAGTTCAAGCTGAGCAAGTTGTAGGTCGCGATAGTAACGGAAAATCCCTAGGTCAAATTGAAGGTGACGGTTTGAGCAATATTGATAGACCGAAGCCTGCACCACATTTTAATTAGTGCAGGGTTTTTAATTTAATTTAGGAGACAGATATGTCAGCAACATCAGCTCCGTTCGGTTTACGCCCTGCTTTCCATCCTACAGGTTTGGATCGCGCAACAGCGTTAGCTAACGGTATTACGTCTACCTACTCAAGCGACATCTTAAAAGGTCAGCCTGTTAAGTACATCGCTGCATCAGGTGTTATTCAGCCTGTTACAGCAACAGGTGATGCAGTTTCAGGTGCATTCGCAGGTGTAGAGTGGACAGACACAACAGGTCGCAGACGCGTATCAAACTATTGGCCTGCTAACACAGCATACCAAACAGGTTCATGCGTAGCGTATTTTTACAACACACCTGACATCGTTTACGAAATTCAAGCAGATGGTTCAGTTGCTCAAACAGCAGTTGGATTAGATGCAAATTTCTCAAACTTTGCGGCAGGTTCAAATGTAACAGGTCTTAGCCAAGCGACATTAGCAGCAACGCCATTGTCAACAGGCACACAAGGTCAAGTACAAATTTTGGACATCGCTCCATATCCAGGCAATGCTTGGGGTGATGCTTATACAATCGTTCGAGTACAAATTGCACGCCGTCAAACAGCAGCAGTTGTACCTGGCATTTAATTAAAGGAAGGAATAAACCATGGCAGCTCCAATGCGTAGTACGGACTTCCGAAGTATCGTTGAACCTATCCTTAACGAATGCTTCGATGGAGTCTATGATCAACGTACCGATGAATGGTCACGTGTTTTCCGTGAACAAGAAGGTATTCCAAGAAATTATCATGAAGAACCTGTTCTTTATGGTTTCGGTGCGGCACCACAACTACCTGACGGTACACCTGTAACGTACCAACAAGGTGGCGTGCTCTTCTTAAAACGTTACGTATACTCAGTATACGGTTTAGCGTTTGCTTTAACGAAAGTTTTAGTTTAAGACGGTGACCACATCAGAATCGGTCAAGTTTATGCTAGACACTTAGCACAATCATTGATTGAAACAAAAGAAACATTAGCAGCAAACGTACTTAACAATGCGTTTAACAGCACATACCAAGGCGGTGACGGTGTTCAATTGAACTCTAATGCTCACCCAATCGTTAACGGTACTGCTTCAAACTTGTTAACTACAGCAGCTAACCTATCACAAACATCACTTGAACAAATGTTAATTCAAATCCGTCAAGCTGTTGACAACAACGGTAAGAAGATTCGTTTAGTTCCAAGACAACTTATCGTTGCTCCTGGTAACATTTTCCAAGCTGAAGTATTGTTAAAATCTGTTTTAAGAACAGGCACTGCTAACAACGACGTAAACCCAATTAAATCAATTGGTTTATTAGATGAAGGCGCTGCAGTTCTTTCACGTTTAACATCTTCAACTGCATGGTGGGTTCAAACTGACGCTCCTGAAGGCTTAAAACTCTTAATGAGACGTAAGTTAGAAAAAACTATGGAAGGTGATTTCGAAACAGACTCTATGCGTTATAAAGCAACAGAGCGTTACGATTTAGGTTGGACTGATTGGCGTGCCGCTTACGGTACACCAGGCGTGTAACTTAGTGTGAGTTGGGGAGAGAAATCTCCCCTCTCATTTTTATTAACATTTAGTCAAGCTTTTCAAGGAGAAGACTCAAATGCCACAATTTAGTGATGATTTATTTTTAGGTACAGCTCAGACCTATATGGGCGTAAATACCAACTCTAATCTAGGTGACCCGTCACCAATGGATTTAGGTGTTGGTCCTCTTGGTCGTATTTATGTATGGGACACAGTTCCTGCAACTAAAGCGACTAACAACATTGCAACAGCACAAACAACTTCTGCATCTATTACTTTAACAGCAGGTACAGGTAACTCTTCTGTTGTTTTAAATAACGGTTCTACAGTTGTTCAATTAGACGTACCACGTGCAGTAAGTATTACTTCAGGTACAGGTACTCTAACAAACAGAAATGTAACAATCACAGGTTATGATTTCTACGGTCAACAAATGTCCGAAGTAATTGCAACAGGTACAGTACAATCAACAACAGTTAACGGTAAGAAAGCATTCTTCCAAATCCTTTCAGCAACTATTTCAGGTGCTTTAGGTGCAACAATTGCTGTTGGTACTACAGACATCTTAGGATGCCCTGTTAAGATTGCTGATATTGGCTATTTAGCAAGTATCGGTTGGGATGGCGCTGTGAATGACGCAGGTACTGCAGTTGCTGCTGTGACTACAACAGCTTCTACTACTACAGGTGACGTTCGCGGTACTTATGTTCCATCTTCAGCAACTAATGGTACTAAACGTCTTGTTGTTGGTGTTCTATTACCTGCTCTAGCAGTAGGTCCTAACGCAACTCGCGCAGGTGCATTAGGTGTTAACCAAAACTTAGCATCTTAATTAGGAGAACAACATGGGACAATTTAAACCAATGGTAAAGATGATGACTAC